AGTATTACAGCTAATAATATTATTCAAATTGTTAATGGTGATGATTTAGATTTAAGTTTTGGAACAGTTACTATCACAGGAGATGCAAGTTTTGAATTAACAGGTAGTCCATTAACATTAGGAAATGGTAATGTAACAGTTACTGCTGGAGCGACGGCAGATGTTACAGGAAACCCACAAACGTTAACAACAGGCACAGTAACAATTACAGGTACTTCTTTAGTTAACCCAACAGGAACACCAATTACCTTGGCAAGTGGTACGATAAATGCTATAGTTTGGACTGAAATAAATCCAAATGCTACAGGTGTTTGGACTGAAATAGATACGGATTTATAATATGGCATCAACATACTCACAAGATTTAGCTTTAGAAAAAATAACAACTGGTGAAAAAGCTGGTTTATGGGGAACCATAACTAATACTAATTTACAAATTTTAGAACAATCAGCATCAGGTTATATAGCAATAGATATGGCTGGGGCTAATATTACATTAGCTTTAACAGATGGTGCTACATCAAACGGTAAAAATTTATACTTTAAATTAACAGGTACTTTATCTGGTGATAGAACTTTAACTATGCCTGCTACAACTACAGGAGGTGTAGCAACTAGAGTTTTTATTATAGAAGATGCAACTGTTAGAGGAACATCAAATAGAACTTTAAGTGTTTTAACTGCAGGTTCTGCAGCTTCTGTTAAAGTTCCAGTAGGTGGAAAAATGGTACTATACTCTGATGGTACAGATACTAAATTAAGCATTTTACAAAAATCATATTATGCCATTAACGATACATTCGCACCTTACCCAGCAGTAGCTGGTGATCAATTAATTTGTAGTACAAATAATAACCCATTTACTATTAACTTACCGGCAACACCTAGTGTTGGTGACGAAGTTACAATTATAGATGGCTTAGCAACTTTTGCTACTAACAATTTAACAATCAACCCTAATGGATCTAATCTTAATAGTGCAGCAGCTAATTTAGTTTTAAGTACAAGTGGACAATCATTAACACTTGTTTACATTAATACTACTAGAGGTTGGACTTACAAAAATACTTAGGAGCTAACATATGGCTCTAACTCAAATTAAATTTGCCCCGGGAATAGACAAACAGGATACTTCTGTTGGTGCACAAGGTCGTTGGGTAGATTCTGATAATGTTAGATTTAGGTATGGTCTTCCAGAAAAAGTTGGTGGTTGGGCTTCTTTACTTAATCAAACTATTGTAGGAGTTGCTAGAAAACAATTACCATTTGTAGATAATACAGGTAATAGATATGTAGCTATTGGTACAGATAAATTTTTACTTATTTATTTTGAAGGACAGCTTTTTGATATTACTCCGTTTAGATTTGATGCAAATAATGTACAAGAACAATTTTTAACTTCTAGTGTTTCTGCAACAAATGGTTCAACAACTATAACTGTTACAACTAAAAACGGTGGAGCAGTTGTACCTCATGGTTTATCTATTGGAGACATGGTTGTCTTTAATAATTTTGCAGCAGGTACTACAGGTATTGCGACAGCAGATTTAGAAGATAAAGTTGTACAAGTTATTTCAATTCCTACAGTCAACACATTTACAGCAACAATACCAAACGCAGCAACAGCAACAGCAGCTGATGCAACAGTTGATATACAACCTTATCAAGTTGTTGGTCCTGCTGAACAAGAATATGGTTATGGTTGGGGTATTTCTACATTTGGTGGAGTTGTAACAGGTAGTACAGATACAGGTTGGGGAGTAGCAGTAGCGGCATCCACACAAACTCTAGAACCTGGACTTTGGTCTTTAGATACATTTGGAAATGTTTTAATAGCAACTATTGCTAATGGTAGAACTTATACTTGGGATTCAAATATTGCTGCTAGATTTACAACAAGAGCATCAGTAAATACAACAAATTTTTTAACAACTTTAAATCCAGTTGCATCAAGAGCAACTTTAGTTTCACCAACTACTCAGCATTTAATTCATTTTGGAACTTGCACAACTTACAACGATGCAAGCACACAAGATGATATGTTTATTAGGTTTTCTAATAATGAAGATATTAATGGTTATGATGTTAAAGCTACTAACACAGCTGGTACATTTAGATTACAAGATGGTACAAGAATTGTCGGAGCGTTAACCGCTAAAGAAACTATTCTTGTTTGGACAGATAGTGCTTTATATACAATGAAATTTGTAGGTTCACCTTTTACTTTTGGTTTTGAACAGGTGGGCACGAACTGTGGATTGATTGGTAAAAATGCAGCAGTAGAAATAGATGGTATTGCTTATTGGATGAGTAATAATGGTTTCTTTGCTTTTGATGGTACAGTTAAATCTTTACCATGTAGTGTTGAAGATTATGTTTATGATGATGTTGATACAACTAAAGGACAACAAATTTCTGCAGGTTTAAATAATTTATTTACAGAAGTTACTTGGTGGTATCCAACAACTGGATCTGATTTTAATAATAGATATGTTTCTTATAACTATGGAGACTCTGCTAAATTACCAGCAGGTAATTGGTACACAGGAACTAATACAAATGCAATTAGAACAAGTTGGTCAGACACATTAGTTTACCCACGACCCTACGCAACACAATACAATGAATCAGCTGTTGGTACTTTTCCTGCAGTAGTAGGTGTATCAGGATTAGGTCAGACCGTATATTTTGAACACGAAACGGGGACCGATCAAATTAACCCTGATGGTTCTACTACAGCTTTAACTTCTTTTATTCAATCATTTGAATTTTCTTTACAAAAAGATCAAAGTGAATTATTTTTAGCCATGAGAAGATTTTTACCTAATTTTAAAACATTAACAGGTAATAATAATATTACTATTGCTGTAACAGATTTTCCTGCGGTAGATGCAGCAGCTACTTCTTTAAGTCCTTTTACTGTAACTTCATCAACAAAATTTGTTGACACTAGAGCAAGAGGAAGATATGCAAGTATTAAATTACAAAATACAGCAGCCGGAGAAACATGGAGATTTGGAACATTTCAAGTTGACCTACAACCTGATGGAAGAAGATAATGCCTAAAGTAATTGTAAGACTACCTGAACCAAAAGAAGAATACGAAGTAGATAACCAAAGACAGATTAATAGATCTATTGCATTGATTGTAGAACAATTAAATTCTACATTCTTAACAGAACAAAGAGAAAATCAAGAAAGGTTTACGTGGTTTTATGGCTAATATTTATAAAAAAGTAAATACTGATTTAATAACTGCTACTGAAAAAGATGTTTATGTAGTTCCAAGTAATTCTAGATCTTTAGTTAAATCTATTCATATTTATAATGAAGGTGCAGGAGATGCTATTGTTACAATTAAACTTGAATCTAGTAGTGTAACTTATTTTTATCAAAAAAAAACTATAGCAGCAGATGCTCATCATGAATTTATTGTCAATATATTAGTGTTAGAAGAAAATGATAAGTTAAAAATGTTGTCAGATATTACCGGACCAGATATAACAGTCAGTTTATTAGAAATGAACAGAGAGGATAGATAATGCCGTTTACCGAAACTAAAGCTAGCATAAGATATGAGATAATTAATGGTACAAGAACACCAGTTTTAACACCTGAAACAGAGGTTACTTTAACTAATATGAAAACAGGTCAAGAGTATATGTCGGATGGTGAAGCGTTGTCAGATGTACAAAATAAAGAAACAGATACTAAAGCTGATGATATAAGAAGAGACGTTAAAATCATTGTAGAACATGTACCTTTAGGAGGAGATTCTAAATTATAAATTATTGACTAGACCTTAAAAACCTAGTAAATTGCTAGTTACGACATTATTTCAAGTTCTTAACTTGCACTTCAAACACAGAAAATTATATGGGATTATTTAAATCAGCAAAAAGATTCGTAAAAAAAATAACTAAACCAGTATCAAAGGTATTAGATAAAGTTATACCTAATGAGATAAAACCTTTATTACCTTACGCTGCAGCTTTTGCACCTTACATGATGCCTGTTGCAGGTATTGGTGCAACTCCAAGTTTTTTTCAAAGTGCAATAGGTAGAGCTTTATTATCAGGTGGTGCAAATTTAGGATCACAATTAGCTCAAGAAGGAAGTGAAGGAGACTTTTCTGGACTATCTACATTATTAGCAGCGGCTCAAGGATATGGTACTACTCCAGGTGCTGCAGAAAAATTAAGATCTGGTATTGTATCTGAAGCACCTAATAATATAGGTAAACCATTAACATTTTTAGATAAAACTAAAAATGTAGGTTTAGAAACTTTAGCTAAAGGTGCGGAAGGTTTAAGTAAAGCTAGAGATATATTATCTCCTGGTGGAGCTGAAGTAGGTTTAAATATGGAAACAGCTAAAGCAGCTATGATTCCATTTACCCAAGGTTCAGGAGATTTAGCAATGGCCGCAGCTAGAACTGCAATGAAAGATTACGAAGCAGAATTAGCTGCATTTAATGCTCAAGCTGGAGAAACACAAGCAGGAAATGATAATGCTAGAAGATCAGCGATCACATCTTCAATGTTGGCGGCAAACTTTGCTCAAGACGTTATTGATAGTACTTTAGCGCAAATAGGTTTAAAAGATGGTGGTAGAGTAGGTAAGATGAATGGTGGTATTATGAACGCGAAGCGTGGATTAGTAAATGCACCTGGTGGTTATGCCGGAGATATTGAATTTGCTGGAATAGAAAAAGCAGTTCAAAAAGCAGATAAGAAATTATTAGAAGAAATTAACAATTCTCCAATGAGTAATGAAGGAACTCCTCAAATGTATGCTAGTGATAGTGCAGGTACTATAGGATTAAAAAATGGAGAAGGTGTTGAAGGAATAGTTGTAGATCAAATGATTGCTAAGGAAAGACCTTTTTATCAATTAAGTGATTTTAATAACGAACAAGATTATGGAAGATTTTTAGATATAGTTGAAGAATATAAATCTAATAAATCTAATAAAAAAAATGGTGGTATTATTGGTTTAAATATGGGAGGAAGTGTGTTACCATCTGGAGGAGAGATGGATTATAGAGCTGGTGGTTTTATACCTATGGGTTCTAAAGAAAAAGCAGACGATGTTCCCGCTCGATTAAGTAAAAATGAATTTGTTATGACAGCTGATGCTGTTAAAGCAGCAGGTGGTGGAAGTGTTAACCAAGGAGCAAAACGAATGTACGATTTAATGAATAACTTAGAGGCAAGAGTATAATGGCAGAACCAACTACAATATCACAAGTTTTACCGGCACCGGTATTAGAAGGTTCGCTAACAGCGTTCCTTAAATCAGTAGATCCTTTACTAGGTCAACAAATTAATACAGCTGGCTATGCACCGCAAATAGCAGCTCAAGATGCATTACAAACTGGTGCAGTTAATGCAGCAGGTGGTCTCGGATCGTTGACAGGTCCACAAGCTTACCAACCATTTATGTCTCCGTATCAACAAGAAGTTATTGATACAACAATGTCAGCGTATGATCAAAATGCTGCAACTAGACAAACAGGTTTAAGAGATTCAGCTATTCAAGCTGGAGCTTATGGTGGTGGTAGAGAAGGTGTACAAAGAGCAATGTT